GGTATAATCTTGCCATCGACAATGACGTGCCCGTCTTCAGTCTCATCGGCAGCCCTGTGAAGATGCCCGTCAGGGGTTGGCGGAACTTCTTCTTCACGTTCTGGTTGAGGGACGCCTGGTACAAATAATGTGCCATCTTCTAGATATGTTCCAGTCGATGGGAACGGGTCTGCGGTTATCCATGTGACAGTTGTACGAAAATCGTAGCCACCGCCTGAATTAACATCTACGGTTCGGCCGCAATAGTTAGTCATTTGAACCTCGCCCGCCCGAAAGCCAATTGTATAGGGGTCTAGCGTCGCAAATCCAGTGGGCGACAGGTTACATCCAGCGTAATACTGGCCTGAAGCTACGTACCGCCCCCCGCCGTTTCCTACGTATAAAGGGGACGTTCCCGTTACGGGACGAAACCCTGATGGTAATTCAAGCACAGCACCGCTATAATAACTACTTATTGTATTAAAACCTGCTCTATACGGGTTTGTGTAACTAGCACTTGAGCTACTAGGGCCAATTCCTAATATAAACCGCGCAGTGCAAACATTTCCTGTACGGAAAATATTCATTAGATTAAAAATTGTAATGCACGCCGCTACGGCACCGCCATTTTCAGATCCATTGGATGTATACATGTAGTTATATTGATATGAACAATCGCTCGTCGTCGCCACGCTCCCAAACTCGGGCTTAATACCCGAAAGTACTGCACTCTTCATGTTAGCGCTCCATACGCCACTACTCGGATTTATTCCCGTTACGTAACCACGGCCGCCTGTTCCAGGTTCTGCCGCGACTCTGAACGGCAGATCAACGGAGGTATCTGCACCCTTGATAGTTCCAAGAGTGTTAAGCGAGAATTCCGCGGGCGTTCCAATCGCGGACTTGAACTCTGCCGACGCCACTCCGCCCTCTAGCCCGTGAACTACACCAGTACCGCCGCCATTAGCAACTACCTGCCCGATTACCTGATCGGCAGTCGGCACGCCCTTGAACAGTCCTAGTGTAACATTGTCAAATCCGCCAGGTATAGTTGGCACCACGATGCCTGCCAGTTTTGTCTTCTCTGCATCCGTGAATGCGTTCGTGTTAGCATTAGACTCATACAAGATTTTAACGCCAGCAGGATCGTAAATCGCAGCCGCAGCTCCTAGATTCCATGCATCGTTTACCAAATCGGCAGGCGCTTCCCAAATGGCGCCATCAATTGCATGGATATATGTGACGTAGTCGCCCTCAATAATTGCAGGATCCCAGCTAGGATCGCTTGGGATTGGGATGCTATCGAAGTCTACAAACGATCCCTTGAAGTGCTCTGGCGGCATCAAGTCAATGATCTGGGCGATGCTTGTTCCAGAATCAACGTCCTGGCCAGTACTGTCGTATATAGCTATATTACCAGCAGTAGCGCCAGTCTGCAACTTCTGGGTTGCCGCGTTAAGCGCTTGAATCTGTGCGTTAGCATCATCGATTCTAGCATTAGCCGCCGCAAATCTGTTTGTAGTGCTAGTCGCGAGGTCCAACAATTCTGATCTGATATCCGCTTCAGTCGCCTGCGCTCGTGATACCTCATCAGCGAGATGGACGGTAAGCAGGTTCTCCGCAGCAGTTGCACGATTAACTTCAGTGGTCAGATTAGTTGAGATCTGTCCTTCAGCAGCAGTAGCTCTAGCGATCTCGGCATCAAGCCCATCTTGCAGATAATTCTCCGCAGCAGTTGCCCTAGCAATCTCGGCATCAATTCTTCCATCCAACCTAGGGATCTCATATGCTAGGGTTTCAAATATCTCAACGATCTGTGCTTCAATGACAACTATGCGCGCCTCGTGGTTATTAGAAACCTTGCGCAATTTCTCAATGAACTCGAGAATGTTCTGCAACATCTTGCAGATGCGCTTGTATAGTTCGGGGTCCGTCTCCGACTCGTAGTAGAATCTCGGCAGTTTAGCCCAGAAGAATCTAAATCGGTCAAATGGTTCAATAAAATTCATGTTGTCGTTCATACTAATATTATACCATACCTTTTCATTGTTTTCAGCCATTCCATGCAACGCGTGGAGATATTATCATACTAAATGCGGGGCCGACGTACTCAACAATCTGCATATCTAAATTGCGTATCAAATTAAGCGCGCCCGCCGCCGCTTCCAAATCGCCTATATTAGCAGTGTCTTCTCGTTGGTAGTCATCGGCAGTGTCTGCATAATCGTTGTGGCCTGCCAGTTGACTGGCGGGGAACTCTGAATGAACACGACGGTCCTTATTTTTAGATGATTCTCCTACTTTTGCGTTTTCAATACCAGCGGCAATTATTGCGTACTGTGGTCCGATCCACTCAATGCACTCATTTAGTCGCGCTACCAATTGTTGACTGAACCTTGCAGGAGTGCCTTGTATATCTCTATACCTGTAGTGCGCTTCAATCTTCTTGTTGATTCTATCGCGCATTTCCTTATCGATATAGGCCCATTTATCGCGGCCCCAGTCAAAGTCGTCTTCGAGCAAGTCACCAAATACTACGGTATTAGACGCCAGCCAGCGCATATCCTCCGAGTACTCTTTAGCCCTCTCGACAAATGTTTTTCCTGGATTGGGTATCATAATGTTGCTCCTCTACTTGCTTCACTTGCGACAATTGGATCATTCTTGAATGCCCACGCATCGGACTCGGCATCAGAGTTTTCAATAACCTCAACATTAAGTCCAAATTTTTCATTTATTGCCCTTGCGAATTCTCGTCTAGCGCCAATCGTGTTCATTTTCGTAATCTCAACTAGCGACTTGCCGCCCGCTACCTCGGCGGCCAGCAACCGCTCCTTCTTATCAGTAGTGACGTGGTCAACGCCAAGAACGTTGAGTGCTCTTGCGAATATCTGATTCTGTGCATCCATCATCTCTTCAACACCTAGTTCTCCACTGCCGCCTGGAGTCAAGTCAATTGACTGAAACTCTACACCTTCAAAGTTGCCCTTGTTTACGACTACAATGGGCTCTCCGCCCTTTTGCCTCTTCACAAGATCCATCGCATCCAGTTCAGATCCGTCGGGCGCAACTACAAGGATTGGGATTCTAGATCTGGCAATTGCCACATCGATTGATCGGTCCAACTCGCACAACTGCATAATCATCGGTTGCAGTGTTGCGCGTTCGCTAGTGTAGTCGCGCGTGTTCCTACCGAATACGGCGAAACTATCGTCAACATTAAAATTAGTGCCCTTATATCCAATTGCGCGGCCCTTAATCGGTTGGCCGTATATGCCGTATTCTTCAGCAAGCGTGGGCAGCGTGCGGTATACACCAGCAGCATCGTCGTACCACATGGCGCAACTACCGCACCAGCCAGAACCGATTACGGCGCCGCCGAATCCCACAAGTGCTCCATTGAGAATAAGCTCAATGTACTTATCCAAGTCGTCTGGCAAGCCAATCCATTTATACCTGTTAGCGCGCACGGCATTGAATATGTTATACCACTTTGCAGCGCTCTCAATCTGTCCAGGAGTTGCCGTCTGAACTTGATTAGGATGCTTCTTAAATATGTTGCGTTGGGTCACTTCCACTCCCCAGATGCGTATTTAGCGTTGATGTAGTTCTGAACCTCATCATATTCTGGGCCTAGTGCTACACGGCGCTCTTGTCCGTTACCGAATTCTCCGCGGTATGCACGTAGCGCTAGCTCACTTATAACGGGCATAGCAGCAGTTGGCGCGTTATCCGGCGCTGGTACTGCCGCGGGGGCTTCTACCCACTGGTCAAGGTTTACAATCGTCTGTGCGTGGTTGATGTCGGCAGTCCCCGATACGACTGTAGGATTTCCATATGCATTCTGTTGGTAGTTGGCCTCGCCTGCGATATCCAACCAGACGTGGCCTAGTCCGCCAGCGTCGTCATGGTTTACGCAGACTTGCAGCCAGCCGCCGCCCGACAGGGCTATGCCTTCATTGACGTAGTTACGCGCAGTATCGGTTGCATTACCTCTTGCGCCATATGGATTAGGCACTCCCAAGAATGCGAATAGCGCCTTAATCAGTGACACACACTGTCCTTGATAGTCCTGGCCTGGTACCTGGCTAGTGCCGACTATAGATTTCAAATAGTCTCTAATTTCATTTTGTGTTTTCATTAGCTTTCCTCTTCTTATACGATTCCAACAATGCAGCTACATAACCATTGCCTCCACATGTGTAATACCTGTTTGCTATCTCCTGAATATCCTCAACACTCGCGTTATTTTTCATCATCGACATCAACTCGTTGCGGTACCCTGAACAACGAATGTTCTGCAGGTCGGGTTTAACGTACATTTTCCACGCGGATATTAAGGCGCCACACACAACTACCGCAACTGTTGAGAATATTTCTACTATATCTTGAATTTCCATATTAATATTATACCATATGTTATTTTTATTTACAGTCAAAGACTCCAATCGCGGAGAAACTTCTCGCGCAAGCTAGACGTTGCAAATCTTAATCCGCCTTTCCAATACCATTGGCGCACTCGCGCTGCAGCAAATGGGGCGTATATTGCGCCACGAATTCCTGGTCTACTAGCGAATATCTTTTCCCCCCCTTCCCCTAGAGTTAACCACATAGTTCCATCGGATCCTATTCGGGTTTCGCAATGTGTGTGATCTCCCCAGAAACTGGGCCCAGCAGTTCCTTCAAAGTTCTCAACGACTTGATGACTGCTTAACGTGCCCAGCCATCCCCAACCAGCAGAGTACATCTCCAGCTCGTTAGTTGCGGCTTCTTTAGACGTCTGCGGTAGTTCCCACGACCAGTAGTGGCCGTCTACAATACGGGAGTCGCCAGGTTTAAAGTTCTCTGATAGTCCTGCAGCGGCCAGATGAGGGCATCCTAGGTCTGCAGAGTTAGCGAAGCAGATTAATCGGACTTTACCGCGGCCGCGGTCTACAGTGTCTACTAGACGCATTAGATGACGTGGCTCGTCTGGCATATACTTCTGCTCGCGGTTCTCAAGCATAAACTCATCGAATAGGATCTTATCGACGTTTGGAAACGGAACACCTTTTACTGCCGTGTGTTGCGACAATGCAACTGCAAATCCAAATGTCTGCCACTCGAAGTCTGGTTGTTCTTTAATCCAATCAGGATCGGCATCTGCAGGGATTATTTTACGGCAATCAAATTTCATGCCATCTGTGCGCACTTCCCATCCGTGGAACTCTGAACAGAATTCCAAGTCATCGAATAGGGCGCTACGGCCCGCTAGTTCAGGCGGCCTGCGACGGACATACATGAATTGCTTGCCCGATTTTTGCCACGATCTGAACGCCCATGCCATGAATGAACTGGTCTTGCCGATGTGCCAGCCTCCGATCACAAAGTTCACGCGGCAGTTGTGCCCTAGTGTTTTTGTTAGATCGAAGTATTTCACTTTGACTCCCAGTTCTCTTTAGGGCCGACTTCTCCGACGATTGCAGGATCTGCCCAGACGCGGCAACCCTCCGTGAATACACGCTTGATGCGGTTTAGAGGTTCATTGGATACGCCAGGATTGCCAACGAAGAATCCGTCGGTCACTTTCCATCGGCACCATGCTAGTCCGCCGGGTACCAGGACATCAGGTTCGATGATTCCCTTCCATTTACTTCCGTACATTGCCAAGTGCATCGCGCGTTGTTGGATTACGCCGCTATCTTCTCCGAGTACTTTAACCGTTAAGCGCCGCATGCGCGTATCCTGTAGGTTCCAATTTCCGAATTTCTCTTCTCCGTGAAACGCCGCGGATTTTGCAACATCTTCAGTTCCTGTGATTTTAGCGTCAACGATAGCCGCATCGTTGGTCACTCGTGTGGATGCAGCTCCTAGCGAATTGGCAAGTATGGAGTTTGTTGCATTGTATGCGCGATCTCGAATATCCTGCGCTGCATCCGACGTGACGGTTCGAACGTTTTCATAATTGGCGTATGCCAAATCCATCATCTGCGATCTAAAATCAATACGACGCGCCAAAGTCGCCTGTGCATACTCGTTATTGATGTCAGTCATTACCTTGATCTTGCTCTCGTCGTTTGCCGCGCCTGCATTAACCGTACCGACATCAACGGCCGCGTGCAAAAGCTTCGGGACATTAGAGCCGGCTACCGCGACAGCTCCCACGGCCGCTCCCGCAGGCCCTCCCACGGCCGCTCCGCCCACAGCGGCCATTAACACGGATCCTCCTACGTCAATGGCGGTATGCAGTTCGGTATTAGCGTTCGTTATCCCAGCAGTTTGGCTAACGTATAATTCGGCCTCCGATGCCGCTTGTTGCGCCATATATAGCGACATTCCCGTTAAATCATCGTCTAGATTGTTAATTGGGTTAAGCGTTGCATTGCGGTAATCTAATGCATTCTGCGCCGTCCACAAATTAATATTAAATTCCCGCTCGGAACAATATATTCCAACGTCGTTACCGATATGGCCGTTTGAATTAGATGCGTTGTACGATACAATTCCCGAGTTGCGGTTATAGTCGCGAATTGCACGCAGTTCCTTAAATAGTCCTGGCGCAGTGCCGCGGAGACGCGTGTTACCGCCTGTTACTGGTAACATGCTCGCTAGTTCAAATGCCGTGCGATGCACGATACCTCGGGTACCCGCAAATAGATTGCCATCGGCGCCGTGGCCGTGCAATGCAAGCCATCCGCCTGGAGACTGTGGCATCGTTAGCGGTTGCGATCCCGATGTTGCGTATAACTTGCCGACTACTTCATTTAGCGGGAAAGTACCGACGAGTTCATCAGCACATCCGTTTACTTCAACCGTCGCAGTGTCGTATAGTTCGGTCATATCCGCGCACCATGCGGGGATTGCAAAGTCGGATACAACTAGGTCAAATGATCCGAGTTCATGTTGTATTGCGCCAACAAATAAGCCCCACATGTTTACGCCGTTGCTTATTGAGTGAGAACTCTCATCGATCACGAGTTGATTACGCGGTATAAGTGTAACTCCTGCGATGTGCGTTAGCGCTTGCGGAGCGTGTAGACGCGCATTTTCCATTAGCAAGCCAACCTCGTCCGCGGTTGTCAAGAAGTAGTGCAGGTTGTTGTATCCGAATCCTGATGGATGCAGCGGGGGGTCGGCAATAGTTGGTATGTCGCCATCCCACCATGATGAACCAGAGAAGTCCCCCGTCAAGGCGGCCCACGACGCCACAACTGCCATTATCTGTCCGTCTTCATAACTGAATTCCTTTACAGCTTTTAGGATCTTGCCTTTTGCTTCATTGTTAGGTAGGTATTGGCGATTGTTGGCGGGATTGTTCAGGTAGTTCTGCGGACTAGCTTGCTTGATTAGTGCAGCGTGGCCCGATTCCACCATGAACGACTCCATTGAGATCTTATCAAAGTACGTAGTCCAGTAGTCGGGAGTTAGAACTAGACGGGCGGATTCTGGGGATCTAAAGTCGACGGCCTCTATGAAGTAGTAGAACTTGGATTGGCGCGGTCCGCCAGTTGTTGGGTATGGCGCCGTGTCTACGACTAGATAGTTATATTGTTGGTCCGATATCTGTGCATCTGGTAGCTTAACAGCAAATCTCCCGTTGCCCGCATCGCGTAGTGTTCCAAGTTCTGATATTGTTCTGCCTGCGATATTATTGAAGTAGTTCTCGCGGTCTGCCTCGCCAGGCCAGTCGCAGATGTCTTGGTAGTCAGACTTCCATTTAACCGTGCAGAGTTTAGCAGACGATCCTGTGGGGAACCACGAGGTGTAATCAAAGTCCTGTTTGCTTTTCCATACATCTACATTGTCCAAGTCCATGTAGTCTGCCATAAATTCCTCCCCAGGTACTGCGGGGTCCTTGCGGGGGATTGGCTCCCCAAGACGTCAATAGACGTTTGCATCCCGAGTGCCGCCCCGCAGAACCTCGGGCGTCCCGAAGGACATGTATATTATATCACACTGTTTGTATAATTGCAGCCACGCGCAAATCGCGTACGACTCCATCCTTCAGCAGCCCAGACTTTCCTGTTGGATTTAGGATAGCGTTGATATACGTAAACGACATCATTGTTGAATAAACATAAAACACAAGCATCATAGTCAACACATTCATAAACACCGTTTTCATCCTCTCCAACTAGTTGTATATTAAGCATGCTTTTTTCGATCCAATCTATAACTAGAACTCGCTACTTCAAATGGCGCAGGGTTCAATGTCATGCATGTTGTACTTGTTAGCTCGCCCGTTGTTCCGTCGTCTCCTGTGTAGGGCAGCCCAACGGGCGCATTGAATACGTATGCGTGCGTTAGTTTGTCAGATCTGTCTGGAGGGATGATGAAGTTCTTCCTCTTGAATTTTTCAATATCGTTTCCGATGTTTTTGAATATTACCCCGCTTGGTATTCCTGAACTGATGTAGTTCCAATCTGAATCTGGCGATCGATGCGCGTAGAACTTGGGACGCTTGAACACGTATTGGCCGCCATCGCTATCATCGGTCCACACGCCCATCATGAACGACTCGCCCGCCACGTTTTGGGCAGAGAATCTAGTAGCAGATATGCGGTATAGATCCGCAGTTGCGCGGCATGTTTCAGCAATGCGCGCGTTTGCGGCCTCAAATACATAAGCATGCTTTTTTGGATTGCGAAACTTGCAAGAATCCGTATCGACGTAACACACATCTTGGCCGATCTGCAACATCACATTGAATAGCTCGTCGTGTGCACCAGCGGCGACGAATGCTCCCCACGCGACATGGTTTAGTCTGTAATTGTTAGTATTATACTTGGTTGTGCAACGTTGCACATCTACAGGATCTACATCGATAGCACCTAGATCGTCTAGCACACGATTAGGGTAGAACGGCCCAGTTGCCGCTAGTCCGTAGATTGTATTGAATGTTATTTTAGCAGCGGAGTAATCGCGCTCCTTGCCCTTCACTCCCTTTAGCGATGTTTTAGCTGCGTATGCTTTAAAGATTGCAGAGAGTATGCCGTTGGGTAACGGCGCCATTAAAAAGTCCCACGCAGCAACTACGGATACAATTTCGATTGTTCCGGTTTGTTCCAGTACGTGATAGTCGCGTGATACAATGTCGATCTGTAGATTCTTTGCTTCAAATACTCGGGAACCGACATTGCGGATTATTGCAGATTTCTGATTAAGCCAATCGGGAACAGTGAGTGGCGATATTGGCAGCTTTGGATTAGCAGTCCAATTTACAATTAGTCTCGCAATCCAACCGCGTCTGCTACCCTCGTGATACATGTAATCCAATAAGCATGCTTTTTTAGGATCTAATCGACGCTCTGATCCATACGGGTATAGCCTTGTGGCCATTAGATATGGATATTGAGATGTCATATCATAGTCTCCAAGGTCGTCAAGCACCTCGTCTTCTATATCGGGGTTTAGATCGACAACTCCTCCTCGGTATGCAGCTCGGGATATCAACATGAATTCCTCTGTTGATTTATGGCCGCCATGAACGGCTCTCCAATGGGCCCAGTTAGCTTGTGTGCGGTCCGTTCCTCTTTTTCCAACGCAAGAATCGGATAGCATATTTCGAACGATGCCAGCGCCTGTAAGAGGTAGTTGTTTTTCAGTATCGATTTTCATTACATCCATGACGCCGCCGACTATAGCGCATACGGCTTCCACATCCTTGCGGCAGTATAATAGTTCATCGGGCGTTAGAACAGATCTCGCCGTTCTAATTTTATCGTAGTCCCATCCGTCGGTCTTCAACCGCTCTCCCGTGAACTCAAAGCACGCGCCATCTAGTCCCATGCGGGTTAGCAAGTATGTGCAACGAAATGTGATGTTATTGCCCCAACGGCATTTAGCAATTGCGGCTTTAACAAAGAACGCAGTCCCGTTTTGCAAGTAGTCTCCAGCAGCACTGCCGATCAAGTGCGATATGTCGTAGTTGAGGTTGTGTGCCCAGATAATTATTGGCTCGCCCAGTGCGTCAAGTCGCTCAAGATGTGCGGCTACATCGTCCCAGTATCTGTATATGTCGAATTCTTGTTTAACATCGTCGTAGAACGACGCCGCGATCATCTCTGAATATTCGCCGCATTTAGATGTTTCAATATCAAATGCAATTGTCATATCAACACCAGCCACACTACAATAATAATACATATGATATAATCGGTCTTTTGGTTCTGTGTAAGTCGGTTATGACGTTTTTTAAATAAGCATGCTTTTTTCATAGTAGTAACTCCGCTAATTCTGCCGCCTCGCTAAACATTCCGCCATCTGCGGTTGTAGAGCTTTCTAGCAGCTTGTCAATAATAGCCCGGTCGTTCACGATTTCCGTAGCTTCAGGGTTGGCATCGATGACTTCAATGCCATTTTCGCCTGAACCAGAATCGCCGTTTGTTGGCGTTCCATAATAATTTTCTTGTTCAAATCCAAAGTTGTCTAGAATCTCGTTGATTTCATCGGATAATTTTTTTGTCTGTTGGTTGGTCATTCGTATTCCAGTATGATGATGCACGGCCGCGCGTGCGCGCTTTTGCGCGTGCGATAGATTTTTTTCCATTGCATTTACACGTTTTGCGCGTTTTGCTGCAAGTACTTTTCGATTGTTTCTCTTGATCCGAATGCGCGCTTTTTTAGACAAGCGCCTTTTTTTTATCGTTGTACCCATTTTTTCCTTTCATGGTTGTTTTAAAAAAGCATGCTTTTTTATAAAAATGTGGCGGGGCTAAAAGAAGGTAAACCCCGCCACATTTTCTATTTAGTTATATTTTATTCTGCCTTGGGGACTAGCACAATTGAGGGCAAGCCATTTATCGGTAGAATATTGCGGTTAACGAACTCATCGTTAAGGGTCAAGTGCAACTCGCCGTTCACTAGAACGCGGTTGCCTTTTTTGAGTGTTGAAGCGGCGTCTGCAATTTCTGCAAATGCCGTTACTGATACGTATTCTGGTTGGCCCGCCTCGTACTCGCCTTGCGAATTCTTGCGGGATGAATTAAATGCCACGTTGCAATACGCAACGGACTTTTTAGTTCCAACTCCCTTGATGTATCTCGGATCATCGGTTAGATGCCCTACTCCCTGTATTGTAGCCATTGCTACTCCTTTCGTTAGTTGTTCTTGCCTTGTGCGCGAACATGTGTATATTATACCATATATTTCATTTTTTGTCAAGTTGAGAATTATTTTCTGTTTCACGTGAAACATTCCCGTTTAAAAAAGCATGCTTTTTTTCTACTATATTGCTGTTTATAAAAGCATGCTTTTTTTCTTCAGCTTCATCAACTTTCTTTTTCCATGCCTCGTATGCCGCGGGGCTTTTTAGCCCTTTTAGCCTACATGGTATAAAATCATTTTGCATGCCTGCCTGCTCAATTAATAGCATAACATTAATTGAGGATTCTCCTCGCATATCTCCAAGTTCATTTTGGCAAACTTCAACCCGGCATTTTTTGCCTTTATATTTAACTGTTTTGCCTACTGAATATATTGCTGGCGCATTTTTTAATGGATCCATTTTTTCTCCTTCTTTTAGTTTGTCGTGCCTTGTGCACGAACATGTGTATATTATACCATATATTTCATTTTTTGTCAAGTTGAGAATTATTTTCTGTTTCACGTGAAACATTCCCGTTTAAAAAGCATGCTTTTATATGGGGGGATATGAGAATTTAAAAA